ATGAATAAGCCCATCGCAGCTATTGCCCTCTCTTTGTCGTGCCTATTCCTCGCGGGGTGCTCAGCAGCTCCCGCCGGCGACGGGCGCGCGTGCATCGAGGTGCCGGCAGCGGTCAAGTCCGCAATTGCCGAAGGCGCCAATGGGGCGGCCATTACCCCCGGCGCTGCCGGCGCGGTGAAAAGCAAGGCGATGAAGGATGTGACCATCGTCGCAATGGAGTTCACCACGCCGGACGGCGAGACGTCCAAGGGTGTGTGGGGCGTTGGCGGCGACCTCGCGAGCGCGGCCGAGGCCGGCGGGACCATCGTCGCCATCGACGGATTCGCCGGCCAGTTCACGGACTGGCCGAAGCAGATCAACGGCCACAAGTTCGACGTGACCGAGGACGGCGCCGACGAGGCGCTCGCCTGCCTCGCGGCCTAGTCCGGGGTCGGGTTCGCCAGAGCGGTCCCCGTGACCCCGAACAGTGCGCCGCCGAGCACGAGCCACGCGGCGAGCTGTTCGGGGTTCACGAGCCCGTAGACGAGCGCGACGCCGCCGGCGCCGGCGAGGATGCCGTACAGCCAGCGCCGGCGGGCCAGCGTCAGCCGCTTCGTGCGCTCCCGGCGCTCGCGGCGGGTTGGGGTCTGGTCGGTCATGGGGTCGAGTCCTCTCGATAGAGCTTGTCAACGTAGGTGGGCGGATCGGCCGGCTGCCCGCCGAGGCGGTACACCTGATCGATCAGACGGCGCGTGTACGCCCACAGAGCACGGTTGGTCTGTTCAGCGGCGCCGAGGTCGCGCTGCATCCGTCCCTGAGCGGCGGTCACGTAGGTGAGCAGCGCCGCGACCACAACGCCGAACGCGGTGATCGCGGCGACTTCTACGCTCATGCGTCCGGGATGGCGTCGAGGTCCGCCTTGCTGATCTGACCGACGGCGAGCTTTTCGCCGCCGGCCTTCTCGGCGGCTCGGTAGCCGTTCCACTCGGCCTTGCTTACCGGCCGCTTCTTGCCAGTAATGGGGCTCACGGCGTAGATCGTGCCCTGCCCCTTGGTCGCTGCGTCCTGAACATAGGTCGGGTTCGCCATGAGTTCCTCCTGAGTGATGGCGGGTGCTGCCGGCTTCGAGGCCGGCTTGCTGGTGGGTGTGGTCTTGGTGATGGGTCGGAGCACGCCGAGGATCCCCCGCCGGCTGAGGTGCTCGCGGTGCACAGGGCCGGGATTCTGCGTGAGGCAATAGACGGTGTACTGGCCGGCGTTCGCGAGGGCGACGGCGACGTGCGGGAGCCCGTTGCCGTCGTAGGCGGACCAGAACACGACGTCGCCCGCCTTGATCGTCTTCCCGTCGTGACGGGTGAACAGCTTGGCAAGGTTCGGCCGATGCTTCGGGAACTGCCGCCACACCTCCGATGTCCAGCCCTCGGCGCCGGGTGCGTGCCCGTCGCCGGGCTTGCCGCCGAGCGCGTAGAGGTAGCTGAGCCACACGTCGTGACATTGGGCCGGCTGCTGCGTAGGCGCGGCGTCGAGGTCGAGCAGCTCGCCGTCAATCGACGCGGCCCACTTCTCGAGGTTCATACGGGGACTACCTTCCAGATGAATGAGACGGCCATCTGCTGGTTGTTCGCGAACTGGTAATGGCCGACGTTGATCTGTGTGTCGGTGGCGCCGCGTGAGGTCACGTTGCGCAAGACGACGAGCCCGAATCCGGTGCCGACGTTGTTGCACGAGACTTCGATGGTTTCGTCAGCGGCGATGACGGTGGGCAGCGAGACGACAGCGGTACGGCCGTAGAACGGGGCCACGCTGCTGCTCCACGCGCCGGCCGCTACGGACGCGAGGCCGGCGTAGAGGCGCCAGCCGCCGGCGCCGTTGCTTATGTAGGTCTTGCGGCCGGCATCGGTGTCCTGCCAGATCACGCCGTAGCGGGCGGCAGCGGCGGCGTTCGCTCGCTCTTGCGCGGTGCCGGACATGCGGCCGTTCCGAGCGGCGAGCACCTCGAGCGCGGCCACGCGGCTGAGGACGGCGGCGGGGTCGGCGCCGGAGTAGTCGAAGTTCTTGAGGGTGTTGTCGATGCCGAGCAGCATCTGTTGCAGCTCGGCGCCGAGCTTGTTGAACGGCGTGGTCGGGCTCGGGCCGGTCAGACCGAACGTGGGCGAGGTATACATGCTGCGGTGTCCTATCGGAGTGCGGTGATCTTGCTGTGATCGGCGACGAGGTAGCCGGCCGCGAGCTGGCCGATTGCGCGAGTGGAGGTGACTTGGCCGAGGGTGACGGTGGCGGATCCGAACACGGGGACGGGTGCCGGGTTCAGCTCGGCGCTCCACCCGCGGGGTCCGTAGCTGAGGGTGCCGCCGACGATGGAGAACGGGCCGGTGCCCGGCGCCCAGTTCGTCAGGGAGTTTCGGAACATGAACACTTCGGGCCGGCCGTTCGCGTCGAGCGGCGGGGCCGGGTTAAGGAAGCGCCGGCCGTAGCCGCCGAGGTACGTCTCAATGTCCTCGCGCGGGTGCCACTCGATTGGGCCTGTGGTCTGCCGCCCGTAGGTGCCCGTGATGGTGGTGTAGAGGTTGATATCCCACTGCGGCCAGTAGTCATATCCCCACGAGTGATCGGTGGTCATCTGCACGGTCATGGCGCTCGGCGCGTTCGGAATGAAGTTCCGTTCGTCCGACAGCTCTGTCATGGTCATGTAGGTGGGCGTGTCCGACTTCTGTCGGGTCTCGGCGCGGCGGGTCAGCTCCACGCGGGTGACCTGCTCGCGCGCTGTCGAGGCGGCGCTGATCCCGTTCTTGGGGCTGAACTGGGCGCCGTCGAGCACGAGTCCGTCGTCGTCGGATAGCCGCTGCTCGCCGTTCGCGAGCATCTCGATGCGCCGGCCGTCCGGCGGCGCGATGAACCGGATGATGTTGGCGCCCGGATCGTAGTAGACGCGGTTCTGCACCTCGGAGATTCGCGCGGTGTTCTGCAGCACGGTCAGCACCGAAACGTTCTGCTGCGTCTCGTAGGCTGCGACCGGGTACACAAGCAGCATCGACGCGTTGTCGTACTGATCGAGCCGGGTGGGCTGCCAGGCGATTGGGCTCGCGGTGCGGATATCGAGAAACAGCTTGCGCTCGGCCATCGTGCCCGGACCCCAGTGGAGCCGCTTCTGTGTCTCCTCACGGTTCGGCCATTTCGGGCCGTGTCGGCGGTCGGCCGCGAGCGGGCCGAGCTGATCGCGGGCCATGATGTCGATGAACCATACGTCTCGCCGGTTCCCGGTCTGGGGGTCGGTGAGCTTGCCGTACTTCGCGGTGATGGTCTCGATCTGGCCATCGAACACGGTCGCCTCGCCGCTCGCCGACATGACATCGCGGCGGCGGATGGTGATGGGGATCCGCCGGCCCTCGGCGGCCGTGTAGGCGAGCAGCTCGGCGCGGGGGTCGATGAGCCGCATCTTGAGCTCGGCGGGGTCCACCGCGCTCCACCAGTCGTTGGCGCCCCACGATATGTCGAACTTGGCGATGGCGGCGAGCCCTTCGGAGTGCCCGGATGCGACGAGCTGCCCGTCGATGTAGACCCGCGGGCGGTGGTTCTCAATCGTCTGCGGATCGGTCATGCGTAGATGTTCCTTTCGCGGTCGATCTGGTCGTCCTCGAGCGCCTCGCGGATCATGGCCACGAGTTCGTCGCGGTCGCCCACGTAGGCCGGGAAATTGAACTCCTGCTTGCGGTTGTCGATGACGGTGGTGCCAGCCTCGGAGCCCTTGGGGGTCGGCACGCGGGGCGCTTCGTAGGCGAGCGCGTAGCCGGCGGCGCGCGCAGTGTCGGCGAGCGGCGCCGAGTAGCCGGCGACGGCCGAATACTCGGGCGCGCTGAACGCCGCCACCTCGGGCGCAATGAGCATTCGCGCGGAGAACGACGGCATGTCGAACGCGGCGAGTTCGGGCTGCACGGGCGCCGCGAACGATGCCTTCGACATGCCGAGTAGATCCTTCGCCCACCCGGGGATCGCGTTGCTCGCGAGGTTCGCGATCCAGTCGATGGCGTTTTTCACCCAGTCGATGATGGCTTGGAAGACGCCCACGGCGGTGTTCTTGAGACTGGTGAACATGTCGCCGACAGCGCGGATCGGCGCCATGACGCGCTCGCCGAGCCAGCCGACGGCCTGCTGGATCCACTGAATGATGGCCTGCCACACGAGCACGGCCGTGTTCTTGAGATTGTTCCACCAGCCGACGACGGCGGCGATGGCCTCGCCGATGCGGTCGCCGAGCCACTGCGCGGCCTGCTTGATCCAGTCGATCACGGCCTGCCAGACAGCGGCGGCGACCTCGGCGATCTTGTCCCAGTTCTGAATGACGACGACGATAATGGCGATGAGCAGCGCGATAGCCGCGATCACGGCCAGGATGATCCACGTGATGGGCGAGGCGAGCCACGCGGCGTTGTTGGCCCACTGCGCGGCGGTCTGCACGGCCTGGATCGCGGCCCACGCCTTCATCGCGCCGTTGATGACGACGATGCCGGCCGCGAACGCTCCGAACGCGCCCACGAGCGGAGTGATCCACTCGCTGTTCTGCTGGAAATACTTGGCCAGCTCCGAGAGCTTCGTCGCGGCGTCCGCGACGATGGGCAGCAGCGACTCCCCGAGCGCGGCCTTCGCGTTCTCGAAGTTCGCTGCGGCCTTCTGCGCTGCGCCGGCTACGGTGTCCTGCTCGCGCGCGAACTGGCCTTGGGCGTCGCCGGTCTGCTTGGAGAGCAGCGAGAGCGTGGCCTGGGCCTTCGCCTGAGCGGTCATCTCGCCGGTCGAGCCGGCGGTGGCCTTCTCGAGCGCGCTGTTCGCGCTGGTGAGCGAGGCGTGCGCGCTGATGGCCTGCGTGCTCTCGGCGCCGAACTTCGCCACGGCGTCGTTGTACTTGGTCTGCGCGACGGTTGCGCGGTCCTGCGCCGCGCTCACCTTCGACACGTCCACGCTCGACTTGATGAGGCCGAGAGACATGGCCTCGGCCTTCACCATGGCTTCGTTCATCGTGACGCCGTAGCGCTCGATGGGGTCACGCTCGCCGCGGAGCAGCGAGCCGAGCGCTTCGACGGCCTCGGCAGTCGTGCCGCCGTAGGTCGCGGCGAGGTCCGAGCCGAGCCCGATCAGGTCGTTCGTCTTGGTCGCGGCGTCGCCCATCTCGAAACCCATGCCCTTGAGCTGGGCACCGAGGACGGACGCCATGTTGCCGTAGGCGGACGCGGAGAGCCCCACGGCGTCGGCCGCGTCCGCGCCGTACTTCTTCATGGTGTCGGCGTACTCGCCGAACACGCTCTCGACGGCGCCGCCGGCCTGCTGTAGCTCGCTCGCGGAGCCCACACAGTCGGCGGCGGCGGCGCCGATGGCGACGAGTGAGGCGCCGGCCCACTTCGCCGCGGTGTTCATGCGCTGGCCGAAGGCGTCGCTCTTCCCCGCGGCGTCGTCCATCGCCTTCACGGCGCTCGAGGCGTCGCCGATGATCTTGACAGCGAGGATGAGACTCTTGCCCACGGCCAGCTCCTTTCAGGTTCGGGATTCGATTTCGTCGTTCGCCACCTCGGTGACGTGCACCGCGGTGGCGTAGTCCTCTAGTCGCGGGCCGTCTTCGCCGCGCCAGCTCCACGGCGTGCCGCCGTAGTCGCGCGCGAGGACGACGGAGAGGAACTCGAGGGTTCCGTCGGGGTATCTTTTCCCAGGCCGGGCACCTCGAGGTCGGCGTCGGCATCCTCGGGCTCATCGGCGGGCGGCTCGACGCTCAGCGCTGCGGTGTCGCCGCTCGTGAACTCGGCCCACGAGAGTTCGGTCTTGCCGGTGCGACGGGCGGCGTTCCACGCGAGGAACGGCATCATCTTCATGGCGTTGTCCTCGAGCTTTCCCCACCCGCGGTTCTTGCGCAGCGCGGACTCGAACGCCAGGCGATCCTCGAGGGTGGTCTGCACGGTCTCGGTGCTGCCGTCAGAGAACGTAATGGTGAGCTGGTTGGTGGACATAGGTCAGGCTCCTTGAATTCGTGCGATGGCCTTCGCCACGAGGTCGTCGTAGATCCGGCCCCACTGGGGTTCGGTGGCCTTCGCCGCGTCTGCGGCGAACGGCCGGGGGGTGATGTGTCGTGCCGGCCATCCCCAATGGATGACGCCGGCGTACGGTACGGACTTGCGGCCGGCGCGGATGACGCCGGCGGTCTTGGTGCCCGATGAGCGGATGGTGCTGGCCAGCCGGCCGGTCGCGCCGCGGGGCACCCGGCGGCGGGTCTCGCCTTCGACGATTCCCGCCGCCTTGGCGTGGGCTTCCTTCATTTCCTCGAGGTCGTCGCCGGCCGCTCGCAGCGTCTTGCGGAACTTGGCCGCGCCGCGCTGTTCAATGCGGAGGTACTCGGATCCCGAGCTGACGGTGGAGCCCACGGGGCTGGCCTATTCGGTCGGCCAGGTGGGATCGCCGATCAGCGGCCACTCGAAGTCGTTGCTGTTCTTCTTCTTGACGTCGCCGCCGAGGCCGATGGGGCGCACCTTCACGACGCCGCCGTACTCGGCGCCGGTGTCGGCGTTCGGGACGAACACGAACGGCAGCTCCTTGCCGGCGTTCTGCGCGGCCCACTGCGCCAAGCTGTCCTTGGTGTACTGGTCGAGCGAGGTGCCGGAGAGCGCCCACGTGGTCGAGTCGGCGCCGCTCTCGTTGCTGCCGTCGAGCAGCGGGATATCGTCCTCGCTGTCGGTCGAGGGCGTGAGGCTGATCTTGGTGAGGTCGGCGGCGAGCTGCCGGGGCGAACCGACGGCGCCCACGGTGAGGCTGCCGGGGCCGAGAATGCGAGACATGGGTGCTCCTTAGCTGGGGATGATGAGGGTGTAGGCGGAGAGGGCGCCGCCGGTCGCCGGCTGGTAGGTGGCCGGCGTCGCCCTGGTGATCGGGAGGGTGGAGTGCTCGAGCGCGTCGAGCATGGCGTCGAGCTTCTGCCACGCCTGAGTCATCGACCCCGAGGGGCCGGCGATCAGGTGCACCTCCCAGTCGGCGGACCATTCCTCGGAGGTCGGGAAGGTCAGGGCCGGCGGCGTCACGAGCGCGACGCCGTAGCGCGAGGCCGAGGCCACGGCGGAGTCGTGCACGGTGGCGGTCGCCTTCGCGGCGTCGGCGGACGCCTTGAAGATCGCGGCGATGCGCTCGGCAAGCCGGTCGGCGGCGTCGATGCGGGGGGTGGGCATGGTCAGAGTCCAGACACGAGGAACGGGCGGAGGAACGGGTAGGCGGCGGTCATCGGATCGCGGTTCAGGCGCATCGGCTGCGGGGCCATGTCGCCCTCGAACGAAGTGATGCCGTTGCGGGCGAGCCGGCGATAGTAGAGGTCCGCGCCGACCTCGAGCACCGCCCGCTCGACGGCCGCGACCGGCACGCCGAACGGGTTGTCAGCGCCGCCGATGAATCCGTGCACGAGCGTCTCGGCTTCGTGCTTGGATCGCGCCGCGTACGGCGCGTCATCGTCAATCGCATCGACGTACCACGCGAGGTCGGTAGCCGGCGGCGGTGTGGTGCTCGAGGTCGTCATGGCTTAGGCCAGAAACTCGATGGGGAGCAGCGCGGTCGGGTGCTGGCACGCCTGCGCGAGGTAGCCGTACTTCGACACGTCCTTGGTCAGGTCCACGATGTTCTCCTGGTCGAGCTGCCAGGGGGCGCCGGCCGATTCCCACGTGGTGATCGCGAGAGGGTCGTAGAACGTGCCGGTGTTCGCGCCGGCGCCGGCGAGCAGCTCGAACCGGACGGGGCCCAGCTTGCCGCTGATGCTCGAGAGGTCGATGGAGCCCACCTGATTGACGCCGGTGCCGGACACGAGCATGAGGCGGTTGCCGGCGGTGTCCTCGAGGCGGAGCAGCCGCTTGAACACGTCCTTGGAAACCTTCGCGGCTTCGATGGTGTAGCCGCGATCCTCGTACTCGGAGAGGGCGTCCACGAGCAGGTCGAGCCACTCGTCGGCGCCGGCGCCGGCGGCGAGGCTGATCTTGTTACCGGCGGTCATCTGCGCCGTGATCGCTTCCTTGAGCAGCGTCCGAGTCGCGGCCTCGGTCGCGCGAGCGTACTCAAGATCCATCGCGCGGAACGCGGTGTTCAGGTAGAGCGCATCGGTGCGCTCGATCACCTGGCGGGAGAGCTTGGTGTATCCGCCGTAGGTGTCCACCGAGGCGGTGGCGCTGCCGAGCTGGATCTTTCCGAACTTGAGCGCCTCGCCCTCGCCGGACTGCTTCTCCACGGTCATGGAGTTCGACTTGAGCGTCATGTACTCGAGCGTCATGCCCTTCGCGGGCAGGGGCTCGCGGTGGAAGCTGTTGAGCGTCTTGCGGTTCTGCTCCACGAGACGCACGGTGTCGGCCACCCAGGTGTTGGGCTGGTGTGCGTCGGGGGTCGCGGCGCCTTCGTAGGCGAGGCGCTGCGCGTACTCGCGGGCGGTGTCGTCGCCGCCGGCGGCGGCGAGGATCAGGTCGCCGTAGCTGGCGAACGTCGGAGCCGTCTCGGGCTCGGCGTCGCTGAGCTGGGCCAGGCGTGCCTCGAGGCGGCGGTCGGAGTCGGTGCCGAAGGCGGCGAGCGCGGCGTCGAGATCCTCGCGGGTCAGGGTATCGGTCATGATGGGTTCCTTTCGGGGGCGGTCGATGGTGGCGGCAACGTCGGTGACGCCGGCGCCGGCGAGAGCGGGGATCGCGCACAGTGAGGTCTCGAGCAGCTCGGCCGCGTAGACGTGGTTCGTGTCGTCGGCTTCGTCGTACATGAGGGCGCCGGGCACGTCGCGCAGGATGTTGATTCCGACGCTGAGGCCGTCGCGCAGACCGTTCTCGGCCTCGGCGAGGGCGCGGTCGCCGTTCTCGCCCTCGGGGACGCTGAACGTTGCGGTGTCGCCGCCGTCGTAGCTGAGCATGAATCCCACGGGGTCGCGGTCGTCGTGGTCGCGGAGCAGCTTGACGGCCTTGAGCGGCTGACGCGGCGTGAGCGCGCCGGGCTCGATGACGATGCGGCGGTAGTCGGACGACGGGACGCCGAACACGACGATCTTGCCGGTGATGGTGCGCTTGGCGCGGTCGAGGGTCAGGGGGCCGTCGCTCGCGATGGTGAGCGTGGTGAGGCTCGCGGTGAGGTCGGTCATGCGGTGGGCTCCGTTTCGGGCGCGGGATCGGTGGCGGGCTCGGCGGGCGCCGGCTCGGGCTGGTCGTCAATGCCGTCGATGGGCATGAGCCCTTCATCGGCGCGGACCTCGGAGCGCGTCTTCCAGCGGCCGGCCAAGGCGAGGTTGTGCGCTTCGTACCGGGTCTTGGTGTCGGTGCGGAGCAGCGCGTCAACGTTGAACCGGGCGCGCTGGCCGGCGGGCAGCAGCTCGGAGAGCGCCTCTTCGATTTCGCGCAGCGGCTTCATGAGCGAGAACCGCACGTAGCCGATCCAGTCCTGTTCGACGTTGCTGTACGTCTGCGAGTTGCCTTCGACGGCGGCGAGCAGCAGCGAGGCCGGCGTGCCGAGCAGCCGGGCCACCTGTGTGGTGGTGAACTGCTGCGTTTCGAGGAACTGCACGTCGCTCGGCTTGAGCATGAGGGGCTGGTAGCGGAGCCCGGAGCCCATGACGCGGAGCCGCTCGGTGGGGCCGAACGCGACGGCGCCCTCGGCGGCGGTCCGCTTACTGCCGTCGGGGTTCCGGCCGTACCAGACGTGCTTGTACTTGTCGGCGTCGCCCGGTGCGAGTACCTGGTCGGTGGTGAGCACGCCGTCGGGCATCGACTGGTCCGAGAGCCACATGGCGCCGTAGTCGCGGGCGTCGAGCGCGCCGCGGAGTTCCATCTGCGCGGCCTGGATCGGGCCGAGCCCGCGGTCGAGGCCGGGGACGCGGAGCAGCTGCAAGTGCTTGACTTCGCCGTTGATCTTCCGGCCGAGGTGGTAGTAGGTGATCCGCTTGCGGCCGAGGGGCAGCCGCTCGACCTTGACCGTCACCTCGTTGGGGTCGAGCACGGTGATGTTCGACACGGTGCCGGGCCGGCGGGTGCCGGGGCCGAACCGTTCGATGACCCAGAACGCGTTGCCGTCGAGGTAGAGCGACGTGATGTTGTACTCGATCCATGCCGGCCGGTGCATCTCCATGCACGGCCGTTCGATGATCGAGGGCGTCGGGATCCGCACGTCATCGCGCTCGGCGCGGATCGAGAGCTGCATGCCGGCGGTCGCATGGATCTGCACGCCGCGGTAGACGGTCGAGAGCGACAGCGCGGCCTCGGGGCTCACGCTCGTGATCCGGTCGGAGCGCACCGGCAGCTCGGGAGCTGCGGCGGTGAGCTTCGCGGCGCGGGTCATCGGGGCGGTGAGCCATTCGAGCGCCGTAGTGAGGATCGACATGGCCACGAGCTTGGGGCCGGCTCGCCGCCGGCCCCAAGGTTCGATGCCCGTTCGGGGACTCTCGAGGACTTTCGAGGACTTTCAGGGACTTTCAGCCGAGCTGGAAGCCGACGGCCTTGGGGGCGTTGTCGAGCCCGAACGCGGCGAGCGTTCCGGACTCGAGCGCGCTGATCGAGCCCACCGAGGCGCGCCGGCCCCACACCCATGCGCCGTCGCTGATCCATCGCCGCGTCGCCAGCTCCACCGCGGCGTCGAGGGCGTGGTGCTGCTTGAACCGGAGCGTGGGGCCGTTCGGGTTCGTGATGCCGCCGAGCGTGCGCTGGCACGCGGCGCTCACCTTCGCGGAGTCGAGGTCAACGAGCGTGAGGCCGGCGGCTTGCGCCTCGAGGTAGAGCGACGCGGACGGCCCCACCCGGTCGATGGCGACCGGGGCGCCGTACTTCGCGCTCAGCTCCTTGAGCCGGTCGAGCGCCCACCATGTGCCGTTGTCGTGCCCGCCGTTGACGACGGCGACGAGCACGTAGGGCTGCCCGACTGCCGGCGTGACGCGCTGCGCCACGGTGATGGTCGTATCGACGCCATCGACGCCGACGGCCGCGCCGAAGCAGAGCGGGCCGTCGGCGGCGAGGCCGAGGTCGGCGGCGCCGGCCCACGCCTCGGCCGATATGACCCGCTCGGTGGCGCCGGTGCGCCGGTTGCCGTAGGCGCGGGCGAACTCCCCCGGCGGGAGCTGGCCGGCCGCGGTGACGAGCGTCTCCATGTCGAGCAGATGGCCGTAGCCGGGATGCCATCGCGCGATGTTCTCGAGGTCGAGCGGATCCGAGCCGTCGGGAATGCCGAAGTCGAACACGGCCGTTCGCGGGTTCTCCATCGCGCGCGCGGCGTCGATGCGCGGGTTCCAGAACGTCGATTCGATCGTGCCCTCGGCGCTGATGATCCAGAGCTGCGGCTGCTGCTTCACGAGCATTCGCCGGGTCGCGGTCGTCGGCTGGATCGCGGCGAGTAGCTGCGTGCCTTGCAGCTCGGAGAACGCCCACGCCTCATCCACCGAGTTCGAATCCGACTGCTTCGAGTGCAGCGAGTCCTCGGTCGGCGGGTGCGGCCGGAACTCGGATCCGTTGCGGAACTTGAGCACCTCGGAACCGTTCGTCAGCCGCCGGCGAGCGAACCGCTTGAGCTTCGACTCGGTGAACACGTCGCTCATCTCGCGCCACTTCGCCGAGGCGTGCTGACCCGATTGGGCGGTGTACCACGCGCGCCGGTTCGGCCCCATGAGGCACGATTGCAGGTTGCGGCCGAGGTCGAACTGCGTCTTGCCGGCCTGGCGCGGGAGCGTCAGGAACACGGTGTTGTAGTAGAGCATCCCGTGCTCATCGACCTCGCCGGCCACGTCCGCGACATAGCGTTGCCACGGGATAAACGGGGCGCCGATGCGCGCGGCGACTGCGGCCTGGTGCCCGCCGTAGGTGGGCCGGCTAAAGTTCCGCTGCGTAGCCGTTCGCGGGGTCACCATTCCGGGCGGGTACTGAAGCAAGGGCATCGAACAGCGCTCTTTCTGCGGGGGTCAAGTCTTCGTCCTCGGCGTCGGGGTCGTCGCCTTCGGTCTTGGTCAGGGTGGCCATCGTGGCCATGAGCCGCTCAACGTCGCTGGCGACGCTGCGGCCCTTCGCGTTGCCGGCGGCGATGGACTTCGCGAGCGCCATGCACATGCGCCCGGTGACGTTCTCGGCGGGCGTCAGCTCGCGCTCGGCACGGAGCGCCTCGAGGAAGGCGCGCACCTCCGCTTCCTCGGCGGATTCGGGCTCGGGAGGGCGCGCGGGGGCGTCGAATAGTGCGGGCTGATCGGTCATTTTCTCGGTCCTGCCGGAGGGGCTTTTTTTCTTACGTTGTTGTGGGAGAGAAGGGAGGTGGAGCGCGGGACTGCCGTCGAGTCAGCGCCAGAAAAACCGGGTTACCAGTCGGCGCCGGCTGCCACGGGTTCCGCGGTTCTCGGCTGTTCGGCTGTTGGCTGTTCGCGGCGCTCGAGGGGCGGCACGATGCTCGAGCAGCCGGTCGGGTAGGTCGAGTACCACTTGGCCACGGCCGGCCACATGTAGCGCGGCCTCATCGTGCGCGCCCGCTGCTCGACCACCTCGCGGCCCGGGTCGATGGTGATGATCTGATACCTGAGCGCGCGGTACTCGGCGAGCACGTTGGGCGGCGGGATGCTATGGATGATCCAGACCGTGCACCGGTAGGCAATGCGGGTAGCTCGGTCGATCGCTGCCTTGCGGGCGCCGATGGCCACGTGCCGCACGTGCTCGGGGTAGACGTGCGTCGAGGCCGGCGCGGCCGGCATGAGCGCCCGCGTGATGGCGTCGAGGTCGATGACGATATCCTCGGGCGCCGCGTGCTCGGCCAGGTACGTGGTCTTGCCCGACGCCGGCGGGCCGGTCACAACCTTGATGATCGCGCCGTACCCGGACAGCACGCGGTTTTGCCGCTTGCTGTTGCACCGCTTGCACGCCGGCCGGAGGTTTTCGAGGGTGTCGGTGCCGCCATGCGACCACGGGATGAGGTGATCCTTGGTCGTCGCGACGCCGAGGCACCCGGGCATCCGAAGATGGCACCGGGTGCCGTACGTCTCGAGCACGAGCCGCGTGAGGCCCGTCTGCGCCCGTCCGCCGCGCTTACTTGCCATCGTCGGGATCCCTGAGCTGCTTCGCCCATGCGTGCACGTCGGGCCACGCAAACCGGCGCTCGGTGCGGCTGAGGTTGATCGCTCGCGGCCCCTTCTTGCGCTTGAGCATGAGCTTGAACTGCTCGGGGTCGATTTGGAGCCATTCGCACACCTGGGCCTCGGTGGCGAGGGGCTGCGGGGCGCGCGTGCCGCTCATCGCCGGCGCCCCAGCCACCAGAGACGCCCGAACAGCAGCAGTGAGCCGATGGCGAGCGGGAGCGTCGTCCAGAGCCCGCTGTTCACGAGTCCGCACCTTCCCCGGCCGCTGCGGCCTCGCGCTCAGCGAGCCGGGCGGCATGGGCGCCCAAGGCGCGCTCGAGCGCGAGGGTCAGGCCGGCGACATCGACCGCCATGTGCTCGAGGTCACTGAACGGCTGGATCTTGCCGATGACGACGCCGTAGGCCATGCCGACGGTGGCGAACGCGAGCGATGCGGTGTCGTCGGGCAGCAGCACGCCCGAGGCTTCGGCAGCGGCCATCTTCTCGAGTAGCGCGTCGACGTTGGCCAGCAGCGCCTCGCCCTCGAGCGTGGTCGTGAGGTTCAGGGTGACGGTCGGAGTGGTCATGCGGTGGGCTCCGTCTCGGGCTCGGCGGTGGTGTTCGCGGCGTGCGCGGCGGCGTGGATCGCGTGCCGGCCTCGCGCGAGTTCGAGGATCTGCGTGATGTTGTCAACCGCGGCGGCCTCGAGGGCGAGCGAGTCGGGCTCCGCTGGCTCGATCTTCCCGATGGCTGCGGCGTAGGCTGCGCCGACAGTGGCGAACATGCGCTCTCCATCGCCTTCCGGGAACTTCATGCGCGCGGTCTCGGCGGCGGCGATCTGGTCGAGCAGCTCACCAACCTTCGCGATCAGATCGGCGGCACCGTGGATCGGGGCAACAGGGATCGTGGTGGTGTTCATGCGGTGGGCTCCATTTCGGGTCCGATGACGACGGGCTGTCGTCGCTTGGTGGTGGTCTCGGCGGCGAGCTGCGCGGCCCGCTCGGTGCGGCGCGCAGCGAGGCTCTCGTGCATGTCTTCCAGCAGCTCGCGCTCGACCTCGGCTCGGAGTTGCTGGGCCGCTGCCATCGCGTCGAGCCAGGTCGCACGGAATGCCCAGAGATCCATGCCGATCTGCTGCCCGGTGTCGTCGTCCTCGGCCCAGGCGACGGCGTACCAACGCTGTTCGGGGTTGACCGGCCGCGAGCTGAGCGCGCGCTTGGTGCGCCCGACTCCGGCGCGAATGATGGTGGTCATGAGGTTGCTCCTGGGATGGTGAGGGTGAGTGCGGCGACGACGAGCGCGGTGGCGATGAGCGTGAGGACGAACAAGGCCCGGTTCATAGCTCGACCCCCTCGGCGCGCAGGATGGCCTCGGCGGGTGAGTCGCACCGAACGCACGTGCTCGAGGTGATCGGGCACCAGTGCCACGCGGTGCGGGCGGTGGGCGGGCCGAAGCCGGCGGGGCATGGGTAGCGCTCGGCTTCGGCGTTGATGCGCTGCTGCTCGGGCGAGACGACCGCGGGCCGCTGGCGGGCCTCGGGCTTGAACTTCGGGAAGCGCGGGGCCGGCGCGGGGCGCTGCGGCTTGCCGTCGCCGGCGGAGAGGTTCGGGCGCTTCACCTGGTCGTTCCAGTGCGACTCATCGCCGGCCGGCTCGGTGTCGGCATCGGGGGGCAGCAGCTCGAACTCTTCGGACGGGGTTTCGTGCGCGCTCGCGTCTACACCCGGGGTCTCAGGTACATGTCCTTGAGGTGTTTGGTGGTTAGTTGATGGTTCGGGGGACTCTGCGGCCCGGGGGGTCCGGGCTCCCGAGCCCTCCCCGGGCTCTACGGTCCGGGGGTCTCCCCCGGAGTTATCCACAGGCTTGATGCCCTCGAGGATCGCTTTGCCGGCGTCGCGCCGGCGGTGCTGGGCCGAGTGGTCGCAGTCTGGCGGGCACGCGAGCGTCACGGTGTAGAGGTTCGGGCGCATGTGGTCCGGGCGGTTGCGGGTGCCGCCGGCGTTCGTCTCGGTGCGAATCTCGCCGAGTTCCTCGAGCTTGCGGATGGCGCGACGTGCCGAGCGTGCGGCGCTCTCGCGCGCTGTGCGGGCCGCTGCGCGCGCTTCGCTGGTGTCCTCGGCTGCTACGGCGTCCCAGCCGTCGAAGCCGGCGTAGCGGGCGAGCGTGAGCAGCCCGGGGAACGCTTCACCCTCATCGTTCGCGTGCGATGCGATGCCGGCGAGCACGAGCTTGGCGGCGCCCGTCGCGCGGCTATGGTTCATCGCGATGGCGACGTGCTCGAAACTCATCGCTCCCCCACGGGTGCGGCAAGCGCTTCAATCTCCGCACGAACGTAGCGCCGATGGGTGCCACCAGGGCGCGGAGCCGTGAGCTTCCCACGGTCAGCCATTGCCGCGAGTCCCCCAGGCGTCAGGCCGCTAATCCGCGCCGCCTCGGCGGGCCGGATCAACTCCCGTTCGTTGTGGTCATCACGCTCTGTCATGACGCCGAGCGTACACTACGAATCGTGATGATCGTCACGTGTCATCGCGTCTATCGCGTTTATGGCGAATAGTGTTAGGGTTGCGTCATGAGCATGACGAACCCGGCCCTAGGCGGGCAGAGCGCAGACGAGACCATTGGCGAGCGTGTGCACCAGCTGATGTGGCGTGCACGGCTCTCGCAGACGAGCTTTGCTCCGGAGCTTGGCATTGGCCAGGCGGCACTCTCGATGAAGCTGCGCGGGCGCCGCGGATGGAGCGCCGACGAGCTGCGCACCATTGCGCGCTACTTCGGCGTATCGACCGACTACCTGTTCGGTCTGAGTGATGGAGTGGGCCCGGCCGGGATCGAACCGACGACATCCACGGTGTAA